TAACTAAAAAAACAGTCAAATTCCAAGACCTCTAGAAGAATTTGAGAATTTGACAAAAATAAATGTCAACTATGGGCTACCTCTCACGTACTTTGCGAAATGCCTTTTTTTGAATGTGGGAACTTTGTCCCACAAGTATCACCTCGATCAATAGACGTGTCTGCTGCGCATCGTATCGTTTATCGTGGTGCGGGGTGGTCGTGTGCCTTTTCGAACGCTTTGTTCGAGCTCACCTTATTCATGTGCGAACATGCTTATACAGAAATTGAATTAGATATAGACGGTATACCCAGTATATATATAACAACCATATCAACCATTTCAACCAAAGACTATTGTAGTATTTGTTTCAATATGGATGCCCCCACTTTCCTGAATGATTTGTGTGCCTTGACGAACATCATAGATTCGGTCGTGATTCCTCCGTCCGAAGGCAACGCCTTCAGCGTCGATGACCAGGTGGACATCGTCGGAACGATAATGCAGTTAATGTATGACTACGTCATGGAGAATCCTACCCACATCCAGAATATGGACTTCCACGACGACATGATGGAATCGGTGGAGGAGTTGATACGTGGTGATATGGGCGCTGACGGCGATGACGGAGATGACGACGCCTTTGACGACATGACCGAATTGGTAAATCAGGCTGTCGACCTGTTCTACATGCAGATCATGCCCAAGCGCTCGACTGATATGTCGGCCTCTAAGACGACCTCTATGAATACAACCCGTACGTATCGCATTCGGCAGGTGCTGGCTCGTCTTCACGCCACGCCTCAGCCGGCGCAGCGTTCTATCGAATGGTATGCATATCGTCATTCGTTGATTACCGCGAGCAACGCGTACAAGATATTCGACACCCCCGGATCTCAGAATCAGCTTATCTACGAGAAATGTTTGCCCCTGCCGGTGACGATAAGTACTCCAAATCATCTTGACACAGTAAAGGGTCATCCTGTTCCCACCGTGAACGTATCGTCGCCGATGCATTGGGGACAGAAGTATGAGCCTGTTTCCACGATGTATTACGAGATGATACATGGAACGGTTGTGGGTGAGTATGGATGTGTTCAACACCATAAGTACGGTTTCCTGGGCGCATCGCCCGACGGTATTGTGGACGATCCAAGCAGTGAAAAATACGGTCAGATGTTGGAAATCAAGAACGTTGTGAGCCGCGACATCACAGGTGTTCCACTGAAGGCCTACTGGGTGCAAATGCAATTACAACTGGAGGTGTGTGATCTGGAAGAGTGTGATTTTCTGGAGACACAATTTAAAGAGTACGGAGACGACACCAGTTTCATGTCGGACTGTGGTGATGGTAATCTATTTACAAAGACCCGTGATGGAAAGTGGAAGGGCATTGTATTGTATTTTATCGATGCATGCGGGGTGCCTGTGTACGAGTACAAGCCATTAGAGATGGGTCAAGAAGAGTATGAGACCAAATGGGAACCTGCTATTAAACAGAAGCATGCAGTTCAGGGTCATGTACTAATGTGGCCATCGTATTGGTGGTTAGATGAGGTAAGTTGTGTTTTGGTGGAGCGCAATCGTCTATGGTTCTCCCAAGTGATAGGTCAAATGTCTGCTTTCTGGGATATTATTCTGCTGGAGCGAAAGACGGGGTATGCGCACCGTGCGCCTGCGAAGCGCAAGGCGAAAGATGATGGACTTGGACATTGTCTCATTACGATTAACGGAACACTTATCGGTGCAGATACAGATACGACTATATCGAATACTATAGAGACATCCCAAACTACGCTGGACATCTATCTGAAGCCTCCAGAACTACCTCTGGTTCCACCTGAAAATATTGTACATATTCGTACCCAGTCATTCGACGATGCATTGTAGATAAAAAATGTACATACTATATATACCTTTTTCATGGGACAACAAGACCAATCTGATGAACTATCAACACCAGATAGCGAAAAGAAGATGACCCGCGCAGAACATGCTGCGGACATAGAGAGTAAGCGCACTGTATTAGGGTTATATGATTCTTCTTTTAACGATAAACACTTTTCCAAATATGTGCTAGGTCTTATATTATATGTCGTTATATTTGTGGTGTTCGTTCCCTACTTGATGTTACGTAACAATGTCTCCGATGAAATCTTCATGGCGTACGTTCCAAACGTAGATATGTTGGCCACTGTTCTTGGGTACGAAGGTGGTCCATTTAGCAATATATGGCGATACTTGTACAACCCCAGTAATCTTACTTTGTTTGGATTTTTCAGTACCACTCTAATGAATTATTTTGCCTTATTGGGTGCAACCTTCATGGTGGCGTGGCAGACACATAAACACAAAAGTTGGAAACGTGGATGGTCTGCCGCGTTTATTTTTCTCCTTTGTACTTATCTTCTTCCTGGGAATCCCATAGTGATCTTACAAAACAGAGTGGGTGATTATCTGAAGGGATCTTGGAATATTGGGTCTAACGAATCATTATTACGGTATGCACTTGTAGTGGGAGTTGGACTTATCTTATCGGTTTGTATTATTTTAATCGAAAGTGCGCTTATTAAATCAACCCGTCATCATATTGAACATGGTATACATTTAGCACATAATGCAGTGAAGTATCATTTCAAACTATAAATGTGCCAAGTATGGTATGATTATCAAGGAAATATAGAAATATATCTATAATGAATAGTATAGATATATGTCCGAGTATAGTTCGTTTACCATGGATGACGATATGATGGTTATCAAGCGTAGTGGAAATTCCGAAGTTATCTCATTCGACAAGATTTTGCGCCGCATCAAGAAGTTAGGTCAAGAGGCGAACATTGTTCAAAAATCGCCTAGCATGGAAAAAATAGGTATTAATTACACTTCGCTTGCGATGAAAGTTATCGAGCAATTGTACAACAATATCCATACCACTAAGATTGATGAACTTGCCGCCGAGCATTGTGCTGCAATGTCAAGCACTCACATTGACTATGGAACATTGGCTGGACGTATAGTGGTGAGTAACCATCAAAAAAATACAACTAGTTCATTCTATGCTACAACATATAATATATATAACTCTTTGTTGGATGATGATACAGGAGAAAGCCTTTTGAACTATGAATATTTTACAACGGTTGCAGAGTACCGCGAGGAGTTTGACGCTATGATCGACTACGATCGCGACTATTTGATAGACTATTTTGGTTTTAAAACCTTAGAAAGGTCGTACCTGTTACGGGTTAACGATAAGAGCGTAGAGCGTCCACAGCACATGTGGATGCGTGTAGCGGTTGCGATACATGGAGATGACCTAATAAAGGTGCGCGAAACATATGACCTCATGTCAATGAAGTATTTTACGCATGCGACCCCGACGTTATTTAACGCCGGTACCCGTCATCAGCAGATGAGTTCATGTTACTTGTTAGCTATGGAAGATGATAGTCTGGATGGTATTTTCAATACGTTGCACGATTGTGCAAGGATTTCAAAATGGTCAGGAGGCATTGGTATGCATGTCCATAACATTCGTAGCAGCGGTTCGCTCATCAAGGGTACAAACGGACGTTCTGGGGGGCTTATGCCGATGCTTAAGGTGTTCAACGATACTGCGCGTTTTATTAATCAGGGTGGAAAACGTAATGGGTCATTTGCAATTTATCTGGAGCCTTGGCATGCCGATATTGAGACATTTTTGGATATGAAAAAGAACCACGGCGATGAAGAAAAGCGTGCGCGCGATTTGTTTTATGGGTTATGGGTTCCAGACCTCTTTATGGAAAAGGTAAAGTTGGACAAGGAATGGTGCCTGTTCTGTCCCAACACGTGTCCAGGGTTGTCGGATGTGGTGGGTATAGAGTTCCAGGAGAAGTATGAGCAGTACGAACGCGACGAGATGCAAGTAAAAAAGGTGAAGGCACGTGAATTATGGTACCGCATTTTGGATGCCCAAATGGAAACGGGAACGCCCTATCTGCTGTACAAGGACGCGTGCAACCAGAAGTCGAACCAGAAAAATCTAGGTGTTATTAAGTCGTCAAATTTATGCTGCGAAATTATAGAATTTTCAGACAAGAACGAAACTGCTGTTTGTAATTTGGCTTCAATTGCGCTTCCAAGTTTTGTGAATAAGGAAACCCGTGAGTTCGACTACGATAAGTTGCACAAGGTTTCTCAAGTGGTTACGGAGAACCTGAATAATGTGATTGATCTTAACTTTTACCCTACCGATAAAACAATCACAAGTAACGATAAACATCGTCCTATTGGCATTGGCGTTCAGGGGTTGGCAGATGCGTTCGTATTGATGGATGTTGCGTTTCACAGTGAAGAAGCCAAAAAGATAAACACGCAAATATTTGAAACGATGTACCATGGCGCTCTAACTCAATCAAATGAGATATCTATTCGGTGTAGGGAAAATATGGTGTCTGTAGAAGACAATGTCCCTCTGTCTCTGACTGCAGGAGCATATACTTCGTTTGTTGGGTCACCATTGTCAATGGGTCAGTTCCAGTTTGATATGTGGGACGTGGAACCGAGCGACCGGTACGACTGGGATACTCTCCGTGCATCGATCGTCGAATTCGGGACGCGCAACTCGTTGCTGATGGCACCCATGCCCACCGCAAGTACCTCCCAGATCATGGGATTTAATGAGTGTTTCGAACCGTTTACAAGTAACATGTACAGTCGTCGTACATTAGCAGGCGAGTTTGTAGTGACTAATAAATACCTCATGCGCGAGTTGATAGACCTTGGAATATGGTCAGAACAAATCAAAAACAGTATCATTGCAAACAAGGGCAGCATACAACATCTGACGCAAATTCCACAACACGTGCGCGACAAGTACAAGATTGCGTGGGAAATACCCATGCGCCACGTGATCGACATGGCTGCGGATCGGGGTGCGTTTATCTGTCAAAGTCAGAGCATGAACCTGTGGATGGAAGACCCCACGTACGCTGCGCTCACGTCCATGCATTTCCATTCGTGGAATAAGGGTCTCAAGACCGGCATGTACTACTTGCGCCGCAAGGCGAAGCATCAGGCACAACAATTTACGATTGGTCCAGAAACGGTACAAAAAGAGAAACAAGAAGAAGATATATGTGAGATGTGTTCTGCCTAACTAAATCCTTTGCATATTCCAAACGTTTTTCGATGCCATTTCGTGATGCCATGCGCATGGATTCCATCGAGGTGCTTTTTCGCGCCGTACCCTTTATTACTAGCAAGGGAGTATTTCTCATCTAGGTCGGGGTTGTCGTGACAGAGTTCCGCAATATATCTGTCGCGCTCCACCTTGGCCACGATGGATGCCGCTGCGATGCACGTGTAGAGGTCGTCACCACCTTTGATACAGACGTGATCGTAGCACACCCACTTTCCCGTTTCAGTATCAAATCGATTGTGCGGTTTGAAATAGTTGCCGTCGATAAGAAGCACCGTTTTAGCGGGATCGAGTCCGTTCCGCTCGATCAGGGCTTGCGCACAGGCGTGCAT